GGCCTTATGTTCAAATAGATTTTGAAGATGATTTTGAAAAAATGCATCAAGAATGTATTCAAAATGATCATCTTTTTGTTGGTCATAGACAGAAAGATAAACACCTCAGTTATTCTCATGAGGGGTGGGGAGCATTAACTTTGCATGGAATAAGACCAGATGCTACTGAACATTATGATCAATATGGATTGTCCGAACCAAATTATAAATGGACTGAAGTTTGTAAATATTTTCCAACTTGTGTTAAGTTTCTAAAAAAATTAGGATATAGTGGCTATGATCGAGTGAGGATTATGAGATTGGCCCCAGGTGGGTTCATTATGCCTCATTCTGATGGAACTGGTAGAATCTTTGGTCCTTTGAATATAGCAATCAATAATCCAAAAGGATGCAATTTTTATTTTGAAGACTGGGGCAAAGTCCCATTTAAACAAGGAACTGGATTTTTTCTAGATATAGGTTATGTTCATGCGATCTATAATGATAGTGATGAACCAAGATATCACTTTATTGTTCATGGAGATATAAATGATAGGTTAATAGAAACTGCAATTGATCAACTTAATATGAGAGAAAAAAGAGTATGTTATGGAGTATATAATCAAAAGGATGAAATTGATAACTTCTCAATGTATTTGAGAGCAAAAGGTGCAACTTTATTTTATCTCAATAGACCTAGGAATGATGTAGAAATAATTTGTGGAGATGAAATGCACGAAATATTTCAAGAATCTTTGTCTAGGGGATATGAATATTGTGTTGTTCAATCCGCAGGTTGTACTCTAAGAAGTTTTGATTATGATAGAGAAATTAGAGATTTTATAGGGGAAAATAATTTTGGTGTAGCGGGACATATTTTAAATTGGCCTGGAAAGTGGTTGGAACTACATCCACAATTTTTCATAGTTAATCTTATTGCATGGAGAGAAGTTGGAAGCCCAGAATTTGGGGAGTGGTCTTCCGAAGAAAAGTTATTACCTGTAATTGAAAGAAGTGTTGAAAATTTTCATGATGATTATACTCCTTTGTGGGTAAAGTATTTGGATAGGGAAGAGATGCAATCTGAAGCTGGTCGTGGTTGGAAACTCTTGAGATCAATGTTTTTGAATAATTGGCCTGTTATCACTTTGAGTCAAAAGTTACGTTTCAATAAATTTTACTATTATCCAGAACATGAAACTGATAAGTTTGAAGATAGTATTAAAAACTTAACACCATATGAAGGTCAGAATTGGAATCAAGCGAAACTCTTATCAGATGTAAAAGGCGTAAAAGATCAAATCTGGTTATTTAACAGTGAAACGATGTCCATAAGTAATAGGGGTAATTTTGATTTAGTTGTTAATACCGCAAGTGGATTTAAATTATTTGATATTTTTAAAAATAAAAAATTAAATAAAGATGGTAAAGTAATAGTTTATGACTTTAATATAAAAAGTTTGAGATGGTACAAACATCTGTATAATTGGAAAAATGATGATTTGATTGATTGCATTAAAAATTTCCCCGAAAAAGATTATTTTACTTGGTTGGGTCAAACGGATTGTAAGTATTCTGAAGATGAATCTCTTATGAATGAATATAACAAATTACTTTATTATTTTGGTGGACTTGAAAAGTTTGTTAAGTGCTGGGAAGTTTTTAAAAAAACTAAAGTAAAGTTTGTTATTGCTGATTTGTATAAAGATTCGGAAAAATTTGCAAATATTTTTGCTGGAAAAGGTAAAAAATTTGTCAATCTATCAAATATTTTTTCTACAGATGCTACAACATTTTTGTATGGACATGTGGAAGTACAAACTTCACAACAGAGGTGTCTATCTTCTCTATATGTTGTTGATCCAGAAATAGAAATTTCTATTTTTGATTATTGGGGAAGACATAGAGTTGGTAAAGTGAAGGATATACTCTAGGGGCCGGTTTGGGAACTGTCACACCCATCCGTCCATACCTCCCGTAAGAGGGTATTATGGCTTCAGTTGAGAAACACACCACACAATGCCCCGCCTTCAAATGAACGACGATCAAATCCTGGAAGGTCTTAAGTCCACGTATGGTTCTGATATCACTTCTGGCGATGTCAAAGCCTACTGTGCGATGAACAATCTTTCGTATCCCACTGTTACTCGCCGTCTTGAGAATTTTAAGACTGCTCGTGGTCGTTGGAATCTGGAAGTGACTCAAGAACGTGTAGAGGAAATTGAGCGTTCTTTCAGTAATGTTTCTATTCTCCCTGAAGTGCATCAAAATCTCATTCCTGCAAAAGATGATACCTTCGTCAAGTTTGGTAACTTTAACGATATTAAAAAAATTATTCAGTCCCGTCTTTTTTATCCTACGTTCATTACGGGTCTTTCGGGTAATGGTAAAACGTTCGGTGTTGAACAAGTTTGTGCTCAACTTGGTCGGGAACTGATTCGTGTCAACATTACCATTGAGACTGATGAAGATGACTTGATTGGTGGTTTCCGTCTTGTGAATGGCGAAACCGCTTGGCATAATGGTCCCGTGATTGAGGCACTGGAGCGTGGTGCGATTCTTCTTCTGGATGAGATTGACCTTGCTTCCAACAAGATTTTGTGTCTGCAATCTGTTCTGGAAGGTAAGGGTGTCTTCCTCAAGAAAATCGGCAAGTTCGTCAAACCTGTCTCTGGGTTTAATGTTATTGCTACTGCAAACACCAAGGGTAAGGGTTCTGATGATGGGCGATTTATCGGCACCAACGTGCTCAATGAGGCGTTCTTGGAGAGGTTCCCTGTGACTTTTGAACAGGAATATCCCTCTGTTGCAAATGAAGTCAAGATTCTTGAAAAGGTTGCTCAAACTCTTGGTGTTAATGATCCCAACTTCTGCAAACGTCTTGCTGATTGGGCAGACATCATCCGTAAGACCTTCTATGACGGTGGTATTGAGGAAATCATCAGCACTCGTCGCCTGGTTCATATCATCCGTGCCTACAGTATCTTCCAAGACAAGGCAAAGGCAATCCAAGTGTGTGTGAACCGCTTTGATGATGAAACCAAGCAGTCCTTCCTGGAACTCTATGACAAAGTGGATGCTGACTTCCAGATGCCGTCGCAACCAGAACTGACTGTAGAATACGTTGACCAACCCGCTCCATTCTGATATAATTGGGAGAGGTTAATTATGACTCTCCCCTTTTATTATGGACGAACATCCCTATTCAAACAATGATTGGAATTCAATTCCTAATGTACCAAATCAAGACTTTTGGGAGGAAGATGGTATTAGTTTAACTGGAAATCCTAATCCTTCTCCTGATACAATTGTTATTGGATCTGCTTTTCCTGATGGTTCTGGAACTACTCACCTGACTTTGAATTCACCTTACAATTTTAATCTTAATATGAGCGAACCCAAAAACAATCTCTGGAAATATAACGAAGATAAAATCCTGAAAGATATTCAGGACTATGTGACCAGTACTTACGGTAGTCACTATTGTGGTCATAATGATGCCTACAAAGATATTCAGACTATTGATTTGATGGCTGCAAAGGATCTTGCTCCTGGATTTTGTCAGGCGAATATCCTGAAATATGGAAGTCGTTATGGTGATAAGGATGGTCGCAACAAACGCGATCTCCTTAAAGTTATTCACTACGCAATGCTTCTCCTTCACTTTGATGGTCATTATTCTCGTAAAGATAATGGCCTTTCCGAATTCCGTTGATTATGAAACTCAAAGATACATCTATGAAACTCTCTGAAAAAACTCTTTCCCTGCTTAAGAACTTTTCTGGTATCAACCAGTCAATTCTCTTCAAGAAAGGTAATAAACTTCGCACCATTTCTGTTATGAAAAACATCCTTGCAGAGGTGGAAGTTGAAGAAGAATTTGAACGCGACTTCGGCATTTATGATCTGAATCAGTTCCTGAATGCAATGTCTCTCTACCAGAATCCCCAACTTAAGTTTGCAAACGATAGTTATGTAACCGTAAGTGAGGGTAATGCACGATCCAAATATTTCTTTGCAGATCCTGCAGTGATTGTGACTCCTCCAGAGAAATCTATTTCACTTCCTTCCGAAGATGTCTGTTTTGAGGTTAATACTCAACAACTGGATAAACTTCTCAAAGCTGCAGCAGTTTATGGTGTTCCCGATCTTTCTGTGGTTGGCGAAGCAGGTGTGGTGAAACTGGTTGTCCGTGATAAGAAGAATGATACTTCTAACGAATATTCGTTGATTGTTGGTGAGACAACTGGTACTTTTGTTCTGAACTTTAAGGTTGAGAACATTAAGATTCTCCCTGGTTCTTATGAGGTCGTGATCTCCAAGAAACTCCTGTCCCGATTCCAGTCGGAAGATAAGAATCTTACATATTACATTGCTCTGGAACCCGATTCCACCTATGATGAGTGAGTTGACTCACCTATATTATGAACATCTTTGTGACTTCTCCCTGGCCTGCAGAGAGTGCTATCTGTCTTCCTGATAAACACATCGTCAAGATGCCCCTGGAATGCTGTCAAATGCTTTCCATTGTGGCATCTGAAAAATGGGGTCATAACTACGGCACTCTCCCTAAGACTGATGGTACTCCCTACAGAACTGAAAAGGGTGCGTTTCGTAATCATCCCTGTACCAAATGGGCAATGGAAAGTATCCATAATGCCTATTGGTTGATCAAACATGGTATGAATTTATGTGATGAGTATTCGGTACGATATGGTAAAATTCATTCATGTTATAATACTCTTCTTCAGGCGTACTATCTTTTTCCAAAGGGGAAGATTACTGATGTAACACCGTTTGCTCGTGCAATGCCAGACGAGTATAAACTTGATGAAAGCATTGATACATTCACTGCATACAAAATGTATATTGCTTCCAAACCTTGGGTTGCGGAAAACTATCTCCGTATGCCTTCTCGCAAACCTGATTGGATCTAAAATGAGTTCAACTGATAAATTAATTCATCCGCAATACCCATTACTTAGTTGGTTGAGGATTATTGGAAATGTATTTTTCATTTTTGGATATGCAGTAATTCTTTTCAATAGTGTAGAATTTGGAATATATTTTAGATTATTTGGTAACTTAGTGTCATTTCCTTATTTTTATAAAGTAAAAATGTGGGATATGATGACAATTCGCAGTTTCTTTGCAATCATTGAGTTGTCAAAACTTATTCAAATTTCATTTTTTTAATTATGTCTCGTGATGAATTTCTGTGGGTTGAGAAATATCGCCCACGTAAAATTGAAGATTGTATTCTCCCAGATGCAAACAAAAAGACTTTTTTGGAGTTTCTAAATAACAAAGAAATCCCAAACCTGATGCTTGCTGGTCCAGCAGGTTGTGGGAAAACTACAGTTGCAAAAGCTCTGTGTGAAGAACTGGGAGTAGATTACTATGTCATCAATGGATCTGACGAAGGACGATTTCTGGACACGGTACGGAACCAAGCAAAGAACTTTGCTTCGACCGTCTCACTTTCTGCAGGTGATGCAAAACACAAAGTCATCATCATTGATGAGGCTGACAACACAACCCACGATGTACAACTCCTTCTACGGGCTAATATTGAGACGTTTTATAACAACTGTAGGTTCATTTTCACATGTAACTACAAAAACAAAATCATCGAACCTCTCCACTCCCGTTGTGCAGTCGTTGAGTTCAGTATCAAAGGGAAAGAAAAAGCCCAGTTGGCAGGATCCTTCTTCAAGCGTATACAAAACATCTTGGATGCGGAAGGTGTACAATACGATCCTAAAGTCCTTGCAGAACTCATCAACAAACACTTCCCAGACTGGAGACGAGTCCTAAATGAGTGTCAAAGGTACTCTGCTGGTGGAAAGATTGACTCTGCAATTCTTGCTGAATTTTCTGATGTAAATATTAATGAACTTATTAAGAATCTCAAAACTAAAAACTTTACTGAGGTCCGAAAGTGGGTGGTCGCCAACTTGGATAACGATGCTAGTAGTCTACTCCGCAGGGTTTATGACTCCCTTTATGATTGTCTTTCACCCGTATCTATTCCTGCTGCCGTTCTTATTATTGCTAAGTATCAATACCAATGTGCATTCGTGGCTGACCAGGAAGTAAATATTCTCGCAGCGTTAACTGAAATCATGGTTGAATGTGAATTCAAATGATAAAAGAAACTAAAATATGTCGTTTATGCAATAAAGATTTACCACTTACATCATTCAATAAAAATAAATCAAAACTTGATAATCTCAGACATTATTGTAGAGAATGTGAAAAATCTCATAGTAAATTATTAAGAGATTTAAAAAAGAAACATCCAAATCCACAACAATGCAATTGTTGTGGTAGAAATGATAGAAGAATGGTCTTGGACCATAATCATCATACACTTGCTTTTAGGGGTTGGTTGTGTATTAAATGTAATACTGCCATTGGATTTATGGATGATAGTATAGATCAACTTGAAAATGCAATTCGTTATTTAAAAGAGTGTGAATTAAAATGATTAATGTAAAACTGTTTCGTATTTCTACCGGTGAAGAAGTCGTTGCAGAACTAGTTTCTGAAACAGATACTTCTGTCACCCTTAAAAATGGTCTTGTAGTTCTTCCAACAGCTCAAGGTGGTGTTGGATTTGCTCCATGGACTCCTGTAATTGACAAAGATAATCCCGAAGTTCAAGTTTCCAAAAACTTCGTGGTTTATATTGCAGATGTTGAAAGTCAGGTAAAAAATAAGTATAATGAAATTTACGGGAGTAAACTTGTAACTCCCGGTGAAAAGAAACTAATTTTCTGATATGCAACTAGAACTTGATGATGCGGTTTACGCAGCTAATCAGTTCATTGATTACTTCTCAAATATGGGTCGTATTGATGAATATCTGCGTAACATTAAACTTGAAAGAATGGAACAAATGCCTTCATCGATTCTTGGGATTGGTCCCGAGGATGATATGTTTGATGCGTTTGATATGCACCCACAGGATATGAACTTCAAAGTTTATCCTGCAGGTGAGAAGGGTGGATTTACAAATGAATATTTCAATGAGAGGTTGCAGATCACTACTTCTCACGCAATTGAGGATAGTATTCCTGGTAAATCTCTAAAATGGATCGTGCAAGAAACCAACACACAGAAGATTGTGGGATTCTGTCGTTTTGGTTCTCCTACTATCAATTCCAAACCTCGTAATGATTGGCTCGGACAAACTCCTGAGTTGTCTAGGTTTAATCGTCATGCAATCATGGGATTCATTATTGTTCCCACCCAACCCTTTGGATTTAATTATCTTGGAGGTAAACTTCTTGCACTTCTTTGTTGTTCTCATACTGCTCGTGAGACATTAAATAAGAAGTATGGATCAGATATTTGTTCATTTGAGACTACTTCTCTTTATGGTTCTACCAAAGCCTCATCTCAGTATGATGGTTTGAAACCTTATATGAGGTACAAGGGTCTCACTCAAAGTGATTTTACTCCTCTGCTCCATGATGAAATCTTTCAGGAGTTAAACAAATGGTTTATTCAGAGGAACAACAATCAGGGTCTAGTGAAGGAGGATGCGTCGAGTCGCAAACTCAAAACTCAACAACGAATGATCTCAATTATCAAAAAGAGCTTACCTTCTCAAAAGGTTGTGGAGTTCCAGACTGCGATTGCAAATGCAAAAAATCTGACTGAACAGAAAAGATTTTATATTTCCGACTACGGATTCGAGAATGCTCGTGAGGTTATTCTTGGACAGGAAGAAATACTGCGTCCTGGTCAAAATTATGACAAATTCCACTTTGATCATCTTGTGAACTGGTGGAAGAAAAAGGCTTCTAATCGTTATGAAAATTTGAAGTCTGAAGGTCGTCTTCGTACAGAACTGGAGACCTGGAATAAGAATCCCGACGCTATTGATATTATCCGATGAGTTACGAATTAAAAGATTACCTGAATTCCATTAATTTTACAAAAGAGTATTTGTTGGATAATTCAGATCCGCAATGGGAGAAGAAATACCCTGCGTTTGTTGTCAACAAATGTATGTCAGGTCACATTGATACGATCATGTTTGCAAATGAGATGAACATGAATCATCAATTGTCTTCAAGACTTCAATATGATTTTTTACTAAATAGTGTCAGGAAACGGAAAAGATTTTCTCCGTGGCTTAAAAAAGAGAAGATTCAAGATCTTGATGCAGTCAAATCATACTATGGTTATAGTAATGAAAAGGCCCAAC